GTTTTAATTACAGATGGGTCTTTATATTCTTATACAGAAGTTGATGCCGATGTGAACGTGCAAATTTCTGTTGCTACAGGAATTAGATTTAGTTTTGATGATAATACAAATGCCAATGATATTACTTTTAGTTATAGTGGTATTAATTTTGATAAGGATGTTTATATTGGATATAATACTGGAGCAAATGTTGTAAGTGGAGCGTTTTTTGGTCCAAGCGGTGCAGTTTTCGTAGATAAAGATGATGCAACGGTAAGAGTTGGAAATACAAATCGAAACACTGATGCTAGATTAATGGTATCAAATGTTGTAGTTGCTGGATCTCCTTATAAAACTTTATTGATAGAAGACGCTGGTGTTCCAAATTTATTTTTTAGAAATACTGGAACAGCCTCTACTCTTACTGCATCAATAATGTATAATCAGCCAGTTTCTCAACTGCATTTCGCAAGAAATAAAACTTCTGCAACTGTTTTGTCTACTGATCCAGTTATTTTTGATTTAAGCAATGGTAGAGTAGGTTTAGGCGGTATTGATCCAACTTATCCATTAGATGTTACTGGAACATCAGCATTTATTTCTAGATATCAAAGTTCTTCTAACTATGCTTTTTCAAGAATACAAAGTAATCCAACTGCATCTGGTCCTGTTGATTATGTAGCGACTGCATATGGTTCTGGAGATTTTAATTCTTTCTTAATCGGATATGATTTTGATAAAGCTGTAGCTGGTCCATCTGGGCCAGCTTCAGGGCCAACAACAAGAGTAGGTCAATTTTTCTTTCAAACAGGAAATGTATCAAATGTTTACGACGCTTCAAGAAACGTAGTAACAATTTCGGATCAAGGAGATATAAATAACAAAGGATTGTATACAAGTGATAATAATTTCTGTTATGGAAAATTTATAGATATTCATCGCGCATCTAATTTAACTGGTGGCGCAGTATACTTAAATCTTGATAACATAGATTACGGTTTTAATCATTCTGGAATATCAACTTATCATACTTTATTCCCAGCTTCTGGAAGAATTATAGGAGTTGATTTTACTTGTCAATTAAATAGTGGATTATCAGATGGAACTGGTTATTTAGTGTTTAATAATTTTACTGGATTGACTTTAACTAATGTTGGCGGAAATGCATTTGTTAGCGGTGTATCGACAAGTGTTAATAAAAAATTCTTTCAGGTGTGGGACGCTTACTCAAATGATTATTATGATTCTCCAAGCTTATCAAATCATTGTTATGTTTCTGGAGTAATTACAGGACAAGGATTTTTAAATCTCAAAGCAAGAATAAATAATTTAACTGTTGGAAACAAGTTTACAAATTCAACTACTAAATTATCTTTTGATCGTTATGATTATGGAAGCTGGGTGACTTATTGTTTAAGAAACGATGGTTCAGGGGGGACAGTTTTAAGTCCATTAACTGGAGCAATGAATCTTACTACAATTGCTGAATATTTTTATGTTTCAGATACAGATTCTTGTTCTGGAAACTATATTTATCAATAATGCCTAAATTTTTAACATTTGAAACAACAGCGGTTAAATTAAACGATTCTATTTTCCCTTCTAATACAGCTTCGTTTAGTTTACAAGCAAGTACTGTTCCTGTTTTTGATATAAATGGTAATCTTATTGATTACGCACCAAATGGTCCTATTCAAGGAAAATTTAGTACAGAATTTTATTTAACTGGAGCGTTACCGGATTATTTAAAATTTGATAATCAAACTGATGTTCCTATTTCAATTTCTTTTAATAATTTTAATATTCCAAGTGCATTCTTAACTAATTTAAGTTTTAGTGTGCAGCCTTATCAACCAATTTTAGTTAGCACAAGCTTTGATTTTTATCATGGTTTATTATCTTTGAGTACAGATTTGAATGATACCCACAATTTGTTTAGACCAGCAAATGGAACTACGCAGATAGAAAATGAATTGGCAACTCTTAATGGTTTAACTAGTTATATAGTAACTTCTAATAGATCAACATACGCACAAAATCCTTATGATTTTATTGTTAGTAATTTTAATTATTCTTTTACAGTAGATAGGCAACCATTGTTAAGAGTCAAACAAAGTATTCCATCAAGAGTTGCTGTAAGACAAGTAAATGGTGAATTTGGTATAACAGCAAATAATATAGATGGATTGTTAGATATACATGGTAACGAGGCTATTTTTACATCTATACTAAAAGATTCACAAAATCCAAATGTTTATACATCTATTGGATTGACTGGTATAATTATTGATCAAAATTATGTTGTCTCTGATTCTAGTTATGGAGTTGCAAATATAAAAATGATTCAGAATATAACAAAGAAAAGAAATATCGTTACTATTCCATTTGGAAATGATGCTCCTGAAATTTTTGAGCTATTGCCTCCAGTTACGAAAATATTTATTCCAGATCCTCCTCCAGAACCAGTAATACCTATTCCACCAATTCGTCGTCCACAACGACCAGTTACTCCTCCAATCAATCCTCCACCAGAATTAGATCCCGATTTAATATGGTTTAATATATATGCTGGAGTTACAAAATTAAATGAAAATTGCAGAAATAAGCCTAGCTCTCTAAATAATATTAAAACAGCAAATGCAATTGATTCCTTTATTGAAAACGATAATATCGTAGTTGATGGAATTAAACAAAAAATTCATTATAAAATAAATTTTGCTAATGTTCAAAGCGAGATATCAATGAATAAAAATATTGATTCAGATGGAAATAATATTCCTTATAATTATTTTGTTTGTACGATTGGAATAAATAAAAATGTTTTAGCTTTAAATCTAAGCAGCCCAGGATTTGATATCGCAACTAAATTTAATTCATATAAACTTACAGATTTAGATGATCCGTGTTATACAGAGAATTTATCAGAAAATGATCCTGCTAGATATTTGGGCCTTAAAGCAAGAGCTACAACTTATGTTCCTAAATATAATGAAAACGGAGAACAAGATGGTTGTCAAATAGAATTTCCGCCGGGAGGATCAACCTTATGCGCTTCTTGGAAAATTTATAAAACTTGGAATGAATTAATATATTCAATGCAAAATAAATATAATGAAGATCCTGATAAAACTACATACGAAATAATTTATTTAATGATTTCATGAAAGCTGTAAACGATTATAGAATATTAATGCCAAACATTCCGTTTTATCAAACGGGAGTGACTTTCAATGAATTTGATGTTGTATATTATACAGGAATAAATCCTGGCACATACATAGACGATAAAGGAAATGCAAGAGTTGTTGCGGCTCCATTTACTACAGGATACTTTTATTGTAAAACTAATTTGCCATCTGGAGAAAATTTTTTCTATAATCGTCCAGATGGTAATAATAGTGGTTATTATTGGACTAATCAATTTTTCTTTGTTCCAACTTATGGGTCAACAGTTAATTTTAAAGCAAACTATTACGAAAATCAATTCCAAGACGATTATACAGTAATCATTGGAAAAAGCGAAAATGTTATTCAAGTTGATGCTAAGTTGCAGTTTAATAATATTACAGATAATGAAGCTAAAGCATTAAATCATTTTTATCAAGCTTCTTTCGTTAAACCTGCTCAGGCTGATGGTCAAGGTTTAGTTCCTGTGCAAATGGCATTGTTTCCTCCGCATTCAAAAGTTAGACCTTTTTATTTAAAAACAATAGATAATAATTTTGAAATGGCGGATTTAAATTCTGTTTCTTTGAATGTTGAATCTCCATTTGTATCTATAACTCAATGGAAAGAAAAGTTAATCCCATATGGTAATAGCGATTATGATAAAAACTTATCATATTCTAAGAATGATTATGTGTTTTTAAATAATCAGTCTTCTAGTGCTGGTTTTTATTATTTTACTGGTGACGAATCTGCTAAAGGAGTAAATCCTGCTGTTGAAAATGAAGTATGGACACAGAAATTTTATTTTCAACCAGACAATGCTCAACAGCTTTCTTTTAATTCTAATAGTTATAAGAACGATTTGGGCAATTTTTATTTGTATCAAAATGATGGCATTAATACTAACTTTTTTGATTTTTCATTAACATTCAATAATCGTTCCGATAAAGAAGCAAAAGCTATATTGCATTTCTTAGAAAATCATAATGGAATAGATTTATTTAATTATGATATGCATACTTTTTTTACTGGAACAAGATCTTTTTACTGTCCAGAATGGAGTCATACATATAATTTCTTGGACAATAATTCTATTAATGCTCGTTTTATAGAATCTAAATTCAGTTTTGATCGAACTTTTGATTTTAATACAAAATTAATTCCAACTGGTTTTGATTTTGGTTTTTTACCAAGAGGTTTCCAAATTAGTAAACAATATGGAATTGTAAATAGCGGTAAAAGATATCCAGTATCTTATACAATACTTGATAATGTTCCTTCTAATAGTGAAGATATAAATAGATTTTTTCTTGATCCAGAAGGAGATGCTACCATAAATGTAATAGCTGGAGGTACTGGTTATTACAATATAATCTATCGAATACCTACAACTACAAATTTGTCTTCTCAAATAGAAGGTTATTTTAATGTTGATCAATCGCAAGATAATTTTGGAACAGTAGGCAGTCTGTTCAAAATATACTATACAGGATCTAGAGCAAGCGTTGGAACCGCTGCTCCATATAATTTTTTATCTGGAGTTCAAAATTGCGTAGCTTCCCCAGTTTTGTATGAGAATAAATTAGCGATGTTGACAAGATGGACTTTGCCACAATCAGGCTATTTCTTTACTGGTTTTTCTGGTAGAATATCTACAAATAGTGGTTTTTCTCCAAGTTCAGTTGTAACTGGAAAAAATATATCAATACCTTTAAACACTTCTAATTATTTATATGATATAGGAACTCCAGGAATAACAACTTATGAAATGTTATTTACTGACTTAGATTTTGATACAAATTATTATATTACGATTAGCGGAGTAAACGATACTTATACTGATGTTACAGGTCAAGCGGTTTTTGCAAGTGGAATAGCCGAAATAAATTCTTGGCCTTCGTCTGAACCTGTTTCTGGATATGAAGCTGTATTTACGGGATTGACGACTGGAATACTAAATCAAATAGGATCATTGCCTCCGAATTTAAAACTAACAAAGAAAATAGAAAGTAGAACTATAACAAATCAAAATTTCGACTATTTAGATGTTTATGATTATATAAAAAATAATTGTACTTTTGCTGATAGATTTGATTTGTATTCTGGAATAGTATTAAATTTAAATAATGTTTTTATTGGCCCAAATGATGTTTTTGATGATTATAGTATATATTCAACAGGTTCTTGTATAGTCACTGGAAATTATTCAGCAATGAATAGCGGTTTAACCATAAATCTTTATAATAATTCAGCAATTTACGCAAAAGGAGGAAGCACAAGTAAATTATCCACAGAGTCAGATCCTGTAAAAACAGGAAAAAACACGTTGTATGTTAATTGTAGCGGAAAATTAAATTTAAATTTAGATAATTCATCTTTTATTGTTGCTGGCGCTGGCGCTGGTGATAATATTGTTTTACAAGATGTTGTCAATATATCTAATAATAAGTTTTCAACTTTAAAAGATTCTTTTAAACAAGAACAGTTGTCGTCTTTAGGGATTTATGATCCGCTTGCAGATACAACTTATAAAAAATCAAACATAGATAATATATATAAGAATTTTAATGATAGTAATAATGTAATTATAAATACAACAAAAACATCTACTGTTGGTTCTTCTATTTTTTATGATTTTTTTGATCCAGCAATAACTCCATCTGGTCTTGTTTATGGAAGTCCAGGAAGTTCGTTTGGATCGGGATATTTTACAGCTAATTTAGATTATGTACAAAATTCAGAATTAAATAAATCTTCTTCACCATATTTTTTATGTAATATCGTAACAGTCCAAGGATCTTTATATCCATTAAAATCTTCTTAATATGCCATTTATACAATCTCAAAATACAGTAGTTCAAAAAGAAATTTTGCCAGAGATAACAAGTAAAGAACAATCAGATAAACCTCCATTGTCTTCTTTAGTTATATTGCAAGGAGGTCAAGGAGGATCATTTGGAGAAAAAAGTTATAAACCTAAAGTCATTTTAGCTGATGCTGATATAGTTTCTTCAGATAATCCTTTAGATTCAATTAAAATATTTAAATATAGTACAACTGAAATAAAATCAGAAAATGATTGTGGATACGCTATTGATTTTAGAACAGATGGATCTAATCAATGTGATTTTAATATTGGAGAATATAATCCATATGATAATTTAAATATTTATGCAGCTTCTCAGATTCTTCCTTTTTCTGATTTATATACTGGAGGAGTAAGCTCTGCAACTCCATTATCTAATGGAAATAGTGTGGGTTCTTTTACATTAATTACAGATCCTTATGGAGCGCCTTTAGTTCCAACATTAGATACTGAATTAAATTTAAATAAATATTATTTGGAGTTAAGAAACAGTTCTTCAATAGAAGATGCTTTTTATTTACAAAAATCTATTAATTTTTCTGATGTTAATTCTAGTGTTTTTATTTTTTATGTCGCACAAACTGATTTAGTTAGTGGATATGCAACATATAATACCGGAATAATTGATGCAACAGTTCCTAATCCAACTGGTGGATTTTTTGATACTTTGATTGATGTTGGAGATATGATTTATATATCTCATCCTAGTGGATATTACGGCATAGAGGCTCAAATAACAGCAAAAGATGGAACAACTAATCATTATACTTTTAATATTAAAAAATCAAATAATGTGCCTCCAAAAACAGTTTCTTTTCCTGTTGGCTCTAGCGTTTCAATAATTGATGCTACATCATCAAATAAATTATCTATTTGGAATGAAAATCCTCCATCTAATATAGATCTTTATAATGATTTATATTCTAACGTAAATTATGGAATACAATATAATATTGCTAAAAAAGTAACCACTAATCATAAAGAATTATTTAATTCTGTATTTTTTAATGCTGATAAAAAATTGTTTTCTGATCAGGTTTCACCTCAAACAATACAAGCGTCTTTTGAGAGAATAGGTAATAGAACGTATATGCAAGATCAATATGGAACTAATGTTGTTAAAAATCAAATTAAAAATAAATCAAAATTCAATATTTTTTATCATGGTTTTGAAAGATTAATTTCTAAAAACAATACAGATACAACACAAGCGGTAACTACTTATAGTTGTGGATCTGATACTTCACCATTCGTTTCTCAAGCTCAAGTCGATCAAGATGTGATAGGATCGTTACAACAAGCTGGTAAAACAGTAAAGCTTATTGTTGGAAGTCCAATTAAAAAAATGATGGGTCTTACTGCTAGATGTTATTATTCGAATAAAATATATGAAGTATTAGTATATGTAGATTTAAAATCTTCAGATATTGAAAAAGTTTTAATTGGTTTATCTAAAAAATATTTACAAAAAACATCTTTTTCTTCACCTGTTGAATTTCAATCTACAGATATGTATTATTCTAAAACAGATAAAATAAATATTCTTGGCAAAATAAAGAAAACTTCTACATAATATGGCTGATTTAATTTCTACGCAATCGCTAATCGACTTAGACCCTGATTCTTTTGTAGATCTTTTTGAAATATATATTAGTGAATCAACAGGTATTCTTAGATTTCATGCTGGTAAAAATTTTAATAACCCTATTGTATATAAAGGAAATTTTTACACTCCTGCTCCAATCGAATATGGAGGTTTTGAGTTTTCAGCAGATGGAAAGCAAAGTCGCCCATCGATACGTTTAGCAAATATCAATGGAGTAATTACTAATGTAATTAAAAATAAAAACGATTTAGTCAACTCAAGATTAAAACGTTTAAAAATATTTGTTAAAAATTTAGATGACGCAAATTTTTCTGATGGAAGAAATCCTTTCTTTGGTTATCGCTCAAAACGCAATGCTGTTAATGGATATGGTCAGTCTTTTTTTGAAGAAAATTACATTATCAATCGAAAAGTAACTGAAAACAAATATATTATCGAATTTGAGTTATCAAGCCCGTTAGATTTTGAAAATCAGTTTTTACCGAATAGAAAAATTTCCGATAATTTATGTTCTTGGTCTTATAGAGGATGTGGATGTAATTATGGAAAATTGCCTTGGACAAATCAATCTGGAGAAAAACAATCTATAACATATACAAATTCTAGTAATGAAACAATAACAAAAACGGCAGATCAAATTTTTGGAACAAATATTCCAAATATTGGAATACCATTCGCAGATGAAAATGATAAACAGTTTTATTCTCAACAAGGTTACGGCCTGAACATAGGTGATAATTACTATAAAGGTTTTTGGGATAAATCAAAAACATATAATCCAGGAGAATTTGTTACTTTTTCAGATTCTGTTAATTATGATTTTTTTGGAAGTAAATTTCAGTTTTCAGAAGACAATATTTCAATTTCAATTTATGTTTGCATAAAGGCTAGCACTAATAATAATCCTAAATTAAATAAAGAATACTGGATTAAAGACGCTTGCTCAAAGAATATAAAAGGATGTTCGTTAAGATGGAAAGGACATAAAGATGGATTGCCTTTCGGAGGATTCCCAGGAACAAGACCTTATAACTATCAAACTTAATAATACATTAAAAGATATAAAGTCTTTTTTGCTTTCTAATTATCCTTTTGAATCTGGAGGATTAGTTGATTATGATTTTAATATTTATAAATACACAGCAAATCATCAAAGTTGCCATAAATTTATGCCACCAGATGATTTCTTTTTAACTTTAATAAAAAAACCTATCCTTTTTTCTTTTCATAGCCATTTGCATTTATTGACTCCATCAGAAGACGATATCTTTTTTATTAAAAATTATGATATTCCTATTATAATATATAGTTTAAATTGGGATCGTTTTTTAAGTGTAAATATTAAACATGAAACAAGTTATTTTACATGGCCTATTAAAAAAGATAGCTTGTGCTTCTTTTCAAGCAAAAATTAGTTCTTTTGATGAACTTGTTTCTTGTATTTCAGCAAACTTCGATAATTTTGGAAATAAAATTAATAAATTAAGAGATAAATTTGATGGCTTGCTGATAGTTATTGATGGTAGTATAGTTGACAATGGTGCTGTTTTAAATCAAAAAATAAGAAATGCAAAAATTATAGAGTTAGTGCCGATTCTTTCTTTAGCTGCTTTCGCTTCTTCAACTATTTTATTTACAAGCATAACAGCAACAACGGTTGCTGGAAAAATAGGTGTTTTTTTGATTAACACTATAATAATGTCTGTTATTTCTTTCGGTATTAGTTTTTTAATTAATAAATTATTGACTCCCAAAAATCCAAAGCAAGTTCAAACTTCTTCTTATATATTTTCTTCTAAAGAAAATACAGCAAGTAGAAATACTCCTGTGCCAGTATCTTATGGCAGATTAAGAATAGGAACACATATTATAAGTAGCGTTAGTGTCAATTTTGACTTAAGTTATGCATTAAATAATCAAAATATTAATAATTTACCTCCTTCAACAACAGTAGTTGGTTTAGTAAACGCTTCTATAAAATGAAAAAAATTATATTACATGGTATTTTAAAGAAGATGTTTTGTGATTCTTTTTTTATAAAAGCTAACTGCGTTAAAGATATTTTTAAATGTATGGCGGCTAATACTAAAGATTATTCAGTAAAAATGAATCGTTTGCTTAAAAAAGATTATGGTTTAGCTTTAGTTATAGATGGAGTTTTATATCATGATGTTGAAATTAATTTGGATACTTGCATCAAATCAGCTTCTATTATTGAAATTTTTATTTATTCTGGCTTTAGTTTTATTGGAAGTTTAATTGCTGCTATAACCGTAGCTTTGGGAAAATTAACTTGGGCGGCGGTTGGTAAATTTATTTTATTTTTAGCAATTAGCATAGGAATAAGTTATTTGATAAGTTTATTGTTAAAACCTGGAGATCCAAAACAAGTCAAAACATCTTCATTTATTTTTTCTAGCAAAGATAATGTAGCAGCGAGAAATACTCCAGTTCAATTAGGTTATGGCAGATTAAAAGTAGGGACTAATGTTATAAATGCTGTTTTATTTAATTTTGATTCTTCTTATGCACATGCAACTAGTAATATTATAAAAACAGAAGTTGGTGTTGGTAATTATTCATCAAAAATATGAAACAAAACTCTGATTCGTCATCATCTCAATTTGGAACTCAGCTGCAAAATTTTTTAAACACAAAAACATCTTTTGCTCCATTTGCATCTAATTCAAACAATGGAATATTAGAGTCAACAACTAAGTATTACGTTCAAGATCTGATAGGTGAAGGTCCATTAGCTGGCCTTGTTGATCCAGATGGAAATGAATTGGTTTTATTTGATGAAGGACAAAATAATAGTGAAATATTTAAAGGAATATATTTAAATGATTATTCCATAAAAAATAATTTAACCAATACATATAATTATAATAGATTAGAAATCTTTTCTAGAGCAGGAACAGAATTTCAAGCGGCTCTTTCTGCTGATGGAAGTTCTATTTGGAGTACTTTTTCTTTTACCAATCCTGGAATTTCATATGCAATAGATAAAACTCTTTATGGTCTAACTGAAGCTGCAAATGCAATAACATTTTCTTCTTCTCAAACTCATACGTCAAAAATGAGAATAGTGAGAGGTGGTTTGCCAACAGTTTCTAATCCGTCTGAATCTACAATATCTACAACACAAAAACAACCGTTTTATACTAATGCTACTTTAGCTCCAAAATTTCAACAAAATTTTAATAGTAATCCAGCTAATCAACAATCCGCACAACAATCAACAGAGACTTTTAATATTTCTGCTTTTAGTGATTTTAATTTTCAATCTTGTTTTGGAGCTTATCATGAAATTAAAGATGTTAATACAGACTTTTTAATATTAAGTTTAAAAATTCAAGCATTGTATAATTTTGATAAAAAAGGAAATACAAAACCAAATTCTACTGACTTCGGAATTAAAATTGGATATAAATTAAGAGAAGACTACGCTTGTTATATTGTTCATCGCGTTACAGGAATAGCTAGTAGCCCTTATCAATTTGATCTATTTTTTGATGTTTCAGATTTTGATTTTAGCCTTGGACCTTATATAAAAGTTTTTAATTTAAATAAAAAAGTTGGCGCTACTGAAAATAAAGTTGGTAATGTTATAGGTGTATCTTCTGTTACAGAAGTTACTTCATTAAAATTTAGATATCCTAATAGTTGTTATTTTTTAAGTGTTTTTGATGCTCGCGGATTTACGCAACCTCCAAATAGACAATTTGATTTTAAATTGTTAAAGATAAAAGTTCCAGAAAACTATGATGCAGAGTCTAAAACTTATGACGGATTTTGGAATGGAGAGTTTGATTCTGTATTAAGATGGACAGATAATCCAGCTTGGATATTATATGATTTAATTACTAATTATAGATATGGATTAGGAAAATTTTCTTTTCAAGAAAGTTTGGCTGACAAATGGAGTATGTATAAAATTTCAAAGTATTGCGATGAATTGGTTTCAACAGAAAATGTTTCTAAATATAAACCAGTATTAATAAAAAATATATACAGAAATTCTATTAAGGTTGAGTCAAGCTCTTCTGTCGATTTTAAAACTTATTTTCCAATTGGCTCTAAAGTTGATCTAGTAAATTTAGCTTTTATAAGTAAAGATGAAGATGGAACATCAAACACTGATTACAAAAGTTTTAGGAAAATAGTGGTTTCTATAAACCAAACTAGTTCAACTACGGCGACTATTCAATTGATAAATGAATTTGGAATACATAGAATTTGTAGTTTATTTCCTTCTGTAAAAGAATTTTTAAAAACCAATACAAAATATGAAAATAGATATTCTCAATCTCTAAATGCTTTAATTACAGCGGCTTCTTCACCAGCCAACGTTTCTTCTTCAGCTACTGTTGGAAGTGCAAATAATACAGCATTAACAGAATTTATTTCATATATAAAAACTCAATCTTGTTTTTCTGATGAAGACTTGAGAACACATATAAATAATTCAGGAACAGCCGCTTGCCAGTTTAAGGGATTTTTACCTTTATTAGAGCCAAGATTCAGAGCTAATATTTCTTTGAATAGTGAAACAGATGTTATTAATTTATTAAATAATATAGCGTCTGTTTTTAAGGGTCTTGTTTATTGGTCTAATAATTTTGTTAATTTTGATAATGACAGACCGAAATCTCCATCTTATTTCTTTAATAATTCAAATGTAAAAGACGGTATTTTCCAGTATTCTAGTTCGTCAAAAGACACAAGATATACAGTTGCTAAAATAACTTATTCTGATGAAAATAATAATTTTAAAGACCAAACTGTTTACGTTGAAGATCAGATCAATATAAGAAGATATGGATATGTTGAAAAAGAAATTATTGGCTTTGGGGTAACTTCAAAGTCGCAAGCAAAAAGAATAGGTCAATGGTTTTTGGTAACAAATCAAGTTGAGCAAGAATTGGTGAGTTTTACGGCTGGTCCAGAAGCTCTTTTATTATTACCGGGAAATGTTATATCGATAACGGACGAAATAAAAGTGAACGGCAGAAGGGGTGGGCGTGTTGTTTCTGTATCTGATCAAGATATAATTTTGGACGATAGATATGATTTCATAGGAATAGATGATACAATTGCGTTCATAATTCCAAATTCTTCTATTTCACCATCAGTTTTAAATAAAGAATCAGAAAGTTCTAAAAATGGAATTTCAGATTCAAGAATAAATGAATTGTCTTCGACTTATATTTATAAATTTAAAGTTGAATCAGTAGGTTTAGATGGAAACTTTAGAACAAAAATAGTTTTAAAAACAAATAATCTAACAGACGAAGAAAAGTCTCTTATTCAAACAATTGGCGCTTCAACATTATGGGTTTATGATTCTAAAGATGGAAGTTCATTGGCTTACTCAAAAAACTATAGAATAGTATCTATAAAAGAAAAAGCTCAAACTGAATTTGAAATAGCTGCCGCAGAATACGAAGTAACAAAGTTTAATTTTATTGAGAATAATAAAAATTTGGCTCCTTCTGTTTTATTTTCAAATGAGCAAATTAATAGCACTGATATCGTGCCAACTAATATTTTGGCTAGTTTAGATACGCCTATAGATGTAATAAAAGAAGGATTTGTAAGCGATACATCAAGAAATTTTAATATAAATGATAAATATGATTATTTAATACCTTCTTTTGATTATTCTGATAATTCATATAATGCTGTGAGTAATGTAGTAGAAATATTTAATAGTGCAATTTACACTTTCGCAAAACAGAGATCATCTTTTCCAAGTGAAATAAAAGCTCAGATTAAGGGTTTAGTTGTCGAATACGTATTAAATTCTAAAAAGATTGCTTATGTTTGGAGGGATGGAGATGCGAATTCTACGACGATAGCTTTGCCACAAACAGAAATGGATTTATCTTTTGAATCTTTGAGAGTGTATATAATAGGTAAGAACGATAATTTCTTAATATAAAATGTTTAAAGAATCTACAATTTTTAGTAGTGGTCCATACAAGATTACTAGTTTGTCGGCAAATTTAACTTTGTCGCCAGTAACTAATCAACAAGATTATGGATTTTCTACAGATGTGGATATGGCTTTTGCTTATGTAGATGTTCAAACAATAAATTTTTCATGGGATATTTTAGATCCTGTAACTAATAAATCAGCAGATGTAAATGATGGAATTTTTGGATTTTTTTCTATTTCTTTATTAGACAAAGATAATGAAGTAGTTTTAATACTTAATTCTTCTTTTAAAGATAAATTTTATTCTTTTGATCCTGTAATTTTATCATCTTTTTCACAGAGTTTATATAGAGATATAAACTTTTTAAGAGATTGCAAAATACGAATAACCTCAACAACAGTTGATGGTTTAGTTTCCAACGGAGTTTTTGTTTTAAATTTTAAAACTCCACAGTTTGAAAACGTTGTAACTTCAACAAGTGATAGTGTTTTTGTTAATTATGAGCTAACAAATAAACAATATACTAAACAAGTTATTTTACAAAAAAGCTCCTCGTTTTCTTTTGATGTAATAGAAGATCAAAGTAATTCATTTCCTTCTTCTTCTACTTCTTATTATCCTAATTATTTAGAAAAGAAATATTATCGTTTAATATCTCAAGATTTTTATAATACTGGTCAATCTTATAATTTAGGTTTGATTAAGTTAGATATATTGAATGAAAATAGTTTCGACATCAAACCTCAGAACATAAGTGGCGCTTTATCTATAAATTATGATGACGTATCTCTTACTTTTGATAGGCGATTGTTTATAAAATGGGCAAAAAATTCATCCAATGTCCCTATCAATTATGAAATACAATTATTAAAAAGTGGTGATTCTAGTGCTAGTGATATTTATTATTATAATTCTCCAAAGATAGATAAAATACAATCTATTGTTCAAGGTACTGGAGATAACCAATTATCTTTTTCTCAGCAAGGTATAAATCCATTTTATTCTGGAGTTTCTTAC